AACCACTTCATGATCCTTATCATGTCTTTCCTTCATCTCTTCCAGCATACCGATGATAAGTTTATCGGCACGTTCAGATTCATCCAAACGATTTTCGTGGCGCTCCAAGATTACAGCAACTCTGTTGCTGTTCTCCGAGATTGTTCCAACTGCTCTTTCAAGCTTGTCAAGCATCTCTTTGGAGAGGTCTTCATAAATATCGAGTTTTGATTCTAATACTGCTAATCTACCAAGACCGAATGCCATATGTGCTACATTTAAGTGTAAGTATTAATACTTATTTATACATTCCTTACTGCAAAATTAAGTGCAGTTTGATATGAAGAAGCATCTTTGTTCAGCAGATACTGGAACTGTTGCTTATGACTATCATCTAGTTGAGCATAGCAAGCAGCAATACGTTTTGCTGAGAAGTTATCAAGGTTCTGTGTAGATCCATCGCCAAATTGTACCTTGGCAAACGATCCTTCACCTTGTGGATTGAGTTCTGATGTCGCAACGTCTAATGCAACTTGAACTACATCTTGATTTTCAGTCATAATTTCACCTGTGGGTTCATAAGAATTTTTTTGTTGGACCTTTTTTTCTTGATCCTTTGCCTTCTTTTTAAAGTCAGACATACGTGCCTTCATGAGAGTATCCATCTCACCAGACTTATTCATCATTTTTTCTTTCGCCTCTTTACGCTTTTTCTGCATTTCTTTCTGGCGATTCAATTTCTTACCCTGTTGGATAACTTTCTGTGCCCTCTCTGTATCGGACACAATTGCTTCGTCAATTTGTGTTTCTAGTTGTTCTTTCATTTTTCTTTTTTGTATACGATCGAAGAGGGTACGAGCGCCGGATGTGCGCCCATCAACTTTGTCTTGGTTGTTCTTTTTATACTTACGGTGCTGTCTAGGATTCACCATAACAAAAGCAGGTGGCAATTGAAGACCAGAACCGTCTCCTGCCATCATTTCATTTAAATTAGATTCAGACTTTTTAGACATTCTTCGTCAGCATCAGTAAAGTTAAGTGGTAATCTATTTAGAAACAACATGAAAGCAGTAATCTGTTTCCAATATGTTGCTTCTGTCTTGTAAAACAACAACGGAGTTGCTGCGTCACCAAACACATTATATAATACAATCACATGATTTAAAATAAGATGTGTTTTTAACTCACCCGTCGTCTCATATCGTTTTAGTAATCGTTTGATATACTTAAATCTCTTTAAGTCTTCTTCAAAATCACTATAAGTTACTGACGACGGGTTGTTATAATTTTGAATAGCAAAGAAGAGCCAGTTGTCTGGCGTCAATTCATTGAAGTTCATTCATCAACTTCCGAAGGTTAGTGTTGCTGCACCATCAGACATTACTTCTTCAGTACCACCCGCAGAGGTGATCTTGACTCTAAACTTGTTACCATCCAGAGTATCAGCAGCGAGAGCACTATAAGCAAGAGTTGCTGTCGTGAAGTCTGCATAGGTAATGCCAGTGTCAAGAGAAGCAGTGATGTTAGTCCAACGCTTACCGCCTGCAGTCTGACGCTGCCACTGATATGCAAGTGCTCCAGGTGTTCCTGTTGTTGTAGTGGTGAGGGTGTAAGTACCAGCACCAGAGGAAGATGTAGAGTTAGCAGGTTGAACCGTAATGGTAACTGCCGATGCTACGTCTGCTGCGATAGTGTCATCTGCCTGAGTTTCTGTGCCATCAGGATTAGCAACAAAAATAAGTTGCTCTGCCTTATGACGGGTTGCGCCAGAAGAATCAGTATAGGTGAAATAAGACCACCAACCAGGACCAGTGATACCACGGGACTTGGTTTCGTTTAGTTGTGCTTCAGTCTCGTCAACGAAGACTGTAGTTTTTGCTTGACTTGACGCTGCAATGCCTACACCAGCTTTGGTTTTATTTGCATTGCTGTCAGTTCTTCCGTATAGAGACATGTTTATTCAGCGTTTATTTTCCTAATGGTTATTTATATTCTCAAGAATCTTTGCGAGCAGCAATCGCTTTCGATACAACTTCTAGAAGTTGATCGTCCATGTCAGTCTTAGTTAACTTAACTGCTTTAGCAAGAATAGCAAGACAGATCTCAACAAGTTTCTCGCCCAGTTCTTCATTTTCTGGAATTTTATTAACAGCATCAGAAATAATTTTGGATGCTAGTGGAAGTAGAAAGGATAACATTGGTTCATGTCATAGAGCATGAACTATTTATTTCTCCCACTCGTCTAAAATAGATGTCAATTTTGACATGAACTGTTTAAAATTTAAAAGTGTTCCAGAACGGTAGTCGCGTCTTGCTTTTGCTACACCAGTTTCAAAAGATTCTTCTAGCGGATCAAAACCTCTGCCTTTAACAACAGCAGACCATGGAGCATACAAAGGACCCTGATAGTTCTTTGACTCATTAGTAGGTTTAGTAACCATGCCCTTCTGTCCGTCATTAACAGTAGGCATGACTTCTACAGTGCTCTTTTCTTTTTTCTTGGTTTTTTTATTGCAGCAACTCTTCTTGCAGTCTTTGGGGCAACTACTGCCACAATCTTCACGAAGTTGTCTAAATGTTTTCATTTTTTCTTTGACATACCAATGATCTTGGAGACCTTCTTACGACGCATGTGGAGATACTTGTCAGACTTATCTACATCGCCATCATTGTCGATGTCAGCATCTGCCTTACCTACGGGGTCAAGTTTCTTTTCAGTGAGTTCATCACCTTCATATTCAACACCTGCTTTTACACAGTTGTTAACTTCTTTACCACCTTTCTTCTTGGTGCCTTGCTTCTTATATCCTTTCCAGCATGAGGTGTTGCCGTTGTCATCAACGCCATCCATCTTTACTTTCTCGATGACATAAATCTCGCCATCGATCTCATACTCTTCACGCTCAAGAACTTCTACTTCTTCTTTCTTGACCGTTTTCTTTGCTTTCTTTGCTTTTACCGTAGTGTCTTCAATTTCAGCACCATTGGACTGCTGTGGCATACCATCAAATGCTGCTTCGCTAATGGTAGTATTCTGGAAGGTGTCTCCACCCATCCATTTACCATATGCTTCCATCAACTCAGACGAAAACTCGTCATTATTGTTAACGCTATTGACTGTCTTCTGATACTTCATCGTTTAACAAGGAGGTTCTTCTCGTATTATTTATAGATCTAATATTCCTAATCCATTCTCTAAACATATTACCTTCTTCAGAAATTACGATAGCATAGTTTCCGCCTACTCTATGAAGATGTCCCTTCTCTCCTGTACGTGATGACATAACAGCATCACCTTCTTTAAATATTTCTTCCTGTCTCTGTTGTTGCCGTAGTGCTTCTTCTCGTAGTTTCTTGAAATCTTTCATTTAAAATTCGCAGGTAGATTTTCTTGTATCTCTTCCATCATTTTCTGGCACTGTTTGTCATTCAATGCTTTGGGAATACCAGAACGAAATGTTTTAAAGTCGTTAGCAAATGCCGCACGTCTCATCTTCGTTCCAGAAATAGCAAAGGTATCTCCATCAGCATCTCTGCTACCAGAAGATTGTATCTCGATCTTTCTGAACGAGAAGTCTTTGCCATTGTATTTGTGTAAGAACTGCATCGCACTAACACGATCAGATCCAACTAAAAATACAACTTCATTATATCCCCCCAACATTAAGTCTTGCATAATAGCAACAGGATCTTTGGGTCCTGACATTATCTTACCACGATGTTCTGGAAACATCAAGTTCATGTAATACAATTTACGATCAGGTGGTAAGGGGTTCTTACCTTTAGTATCAAACGTCTGAGAGATATAGATCCGATAGTCATGACTACCTGCGATACGTCTCACCCCATCAAAGTTATCTTTGTGTCCTGTGGTAGGTGGTTGAAACCTACCAAATGTAAAGTAGCAAGTATTACAATTTAACGCCATTGCTTCTGTAGGGTGAAGTTATTGTATGCAAACTCCAGGCGATTAACAAACTTAATCATGCTGCCATCTTTGTGAAGAACATATCCTTCAGGAGTTGTAACCTTATATCCCTTTTCAGTTTGAACGTATGTTCTAAACTCTTCCAGGTGGTCCAGTTTATCTATAACCATTTGCTTGACTGCTTGCAGTTCTTTATACAAAGTAAGCATTGCTTTGAACTTGTATACATTATCTACTACGTAGTTCTGACTACCATATACAAGTTCTCTCTTCTTAGTCAGGTTCGCAACTGTCTTGATCTTGGCAAGTTCTTTACTTGTTTTCTCTTCATAGAAGTTCAACATATCATACATCGTCTCATCGATGTTGGAGATACTACGAGCATTCTTGATCTCATTATTAAAGAACTGCTTGAGATAAGATGCGATGTGAAATTTAGCATCACCAGTAGTACCTGTCTTGGCAACTAATTCATCTAAGAAATTGCCACAGATACCACACATGCGTTCAATCTTAGTAATATAGTTGTCGAATTTTCTTATCTCTGATTTAGAAAACCCAACCCTATCCATAGGTGTATCATTAGGAATCACAGCACATTCAGTAATTTTATTGAATGTATTAATAGGAGCACCAGCTCTTGCCTGCATCTCAGCAAGAGAATCGCCAGTGTAGTGCGTATGGAACACTACTCCAATCTTAGATCTCCCAACTTGTTTACCAATATCGTGGTCAGTAGGGATGCCATAAGTAATAGTGTTTGGTCGAAATGTGTATAGTCTTTCTCCATCAACCACCTCTGTATTTAC